CCTTATGAGGTTGACGGGAAAGAACAAGCAGTATTTGTTCTAAGAAAATTAAGTATGCGTGAAGTAAATACTATCGATGATAAGATTGCTGTTATGAAGAATGATAGCGTCGAGTTCTTAGGTGGTACATCTTCTAGAATGAAAATCAATTACGGGTTAGTTGATTGGAAGGGCATACAATTAGATGGTAAAGACGTTCCTTGTACGGAAGCAAATAAGGAATTAATCCCATCTAGCGTTAGTCAGTTTCTAGTAAATAAGATTAACGAAGATAATGGTCTTAAGGCTACTGACAAGTCGGAGACAAACGAAAAAAACTAACAAGGGCTGTGGAGCTTTTGTTGACTGGCGCTTCGCTTAAAACAGTGGCAGAGGTTTTAAAGCTCGAAAGACTTCCACAGCCTTTGATGACGTATTTGTTTTGTTGTCCTTCGTTAGACGGACAGTTGAGATGCCTTCCGAAGCTGGGAGGCTATCTAGACCAAGACTATTGGGATATCTTGTGTTTTAACATTATCGAACAAAGGATTAGAATGTATCAACATAGACAAATGCTTAAGAGTAAATCAAGGAAGAAAAGATGAACGATCAAGTATTAGAAGTAGTTATCAGAGCTAAGAATATGATGGGTCCAGCTATGGCTTCGGCTAGAGCCAGTATGAATAAATTCTCAAGTCAGAGTAGGAAAGCTTTTACTAATATAAGACAATTTTCTAGGAGAGCAACTGATGCGATGAGGAGACATTGGATGAAATTTGCCGCTGTTGCTCTTATTGCTGTTCTTGCTATAAAAAAAATAGGAAGCGCTTTAATAAAAACAGCTAGTACAGTTGAAGATATGAAAACAAGATTAACTGTTTTGCTTAAAAGTGTTGTCAAAGGTAATCAGGTCTTTAAAGATATGGCAGATTTAGCAGGTAGAGTTCCAAAGACTTATGAAGAGATTATGGGAGCTGCAACAGAATTAGCTGGTGTTGTTTCTGGTGGTACAGAAGAGATTAAAAAATTAATGCCTATCATCGTTGATTTATCTGCTGGTACTGGAATAGCGGTTAGAGATGTTAACTCTCAGATGATTAAGATGTATTCGGCTGGAGCTTCTGCGGCTGATATGTTTAGAGATAGAGGTGTTTTAGCTGCGTTAGGATTTAAAGCTGGAGTATCCTATACCAACAAACAAACAATGGATACTATCTTAAAACAGTTTGATAATATGTCAGCGAAGTATGCTGGAGCTGCAAAGAAGTTAGCTAAGACTTGGACTGGTATGACTTCCATGATGAAAGATGCTTGGTTTAATTTTAAGAAAGATATTGGCGAAGATTTCTTTAGTGACTTGAAGATGGACATGAGAGCGATATTGTTTATTATAAAAGAAAGTAAAGACAAGACTGGAGAATATGCAAAAGTAGTTAAAGACTTAAAGAAGTTTTTTAAAGATGCTTACGCTAATTTAAAAGATTTTGGAAAAGCTGGAATAGTAACAATAGGACAATTGATTAATTTGTTTACTGGGTTAAGACTTGTATTAGCGTATGTTAATAGCGGAGTTCTTCAACTTGGCATTACACTTAGTCAAACAGCCGGAATTTTTGTTCCGCTTCTATATTCATCTAAAAAGTTTATAGATACAATTAAAACAATGAAAATTGCATTGGGTGAAACTAGGGGAGAATTTGAAAAATTAGAAAAAGCAGCTATTGTAGATTGGGAGAAAAAAGCAGAGGAAGGTATGGCTAGATTCGAAGAAGTATTGGAAAGGGGAATAAATGCGACAGAAATGGAAGATAAAATGGATAAATTATTTGAAGGTGTTAGAAATCCATTTATACGCTCACAAAAAGAATTAACAGAAGAACAAATTAAAGCAGAACAAGAAAGATGGGATATATTAAAAAAAGCACAAAAGAAAATAAAATCTTTAAGAGAAGGAGATTCTGCGGTTCAATTAGATGAATTGGATAAGCAAGTAGAAATCTGGAGAGAAAAGTTTGGGCCGGAAGGCGAAGGATTAAGTATAATATCAAATTATTATGATTTGGTAAAAGAAGAAATTACTGGCGCTAAAAAGGCAGCAATGGAAGCCGAACAAGAAAAGGTTGATATGTTGAAAGATGTTTCTACTAAGATTCAATCGTTAACAATGACAGAGACTGCCTTCAAATTAGCTGAGCTAGACAAAGAAGTTGCTGGGCTTAGAGATAAATTTGGCTTAGACGGAGAAGCATTAAAAATAATACAACAATATTATGATTTGGTAAAGAAAGAAATCATAGACTCTACTGCAAAAACAAAAGAAGCTTGGAGCGGGATCGCAGACATTGTGAAAGGAACAGCTAGCTTGATGGCATCTTCTTTATCGCGAGGATTCTTTGACGTAGTAACAAATGATACTAAAGATTTAAAAGAAGTATTCGTAGATTTCTCTAAAGACGTTCTAAAGATGATTACAGATGTTATTGCTAAGATAATGGTAATGAAAGCACTTATGTTTATGGCTGGAGGTGCTGACGGTTCTATATTGGGCGTTCCGCTAAAGATGATTATGCATGAAGGCGGAATGGTAAAGAAGTATCATACCGGTGGAAAGATGCGAGCCGCTAATGGAATGAAGCTGCAAAGCGACGAAGTTCCTATTATCGCCCAAACTGGAGAGAGAGTATTATCAAGAGGACAGAACGCTGCATATGAAAGAAACAATATGGGCAATGGAACTCCTATTGGCAGAGGAGAACAGCAACCATTGATTGGACCGTTTGTTATTAAAGCTTGGGATGCTCAAGATGTTTATAGGAATAAAGACATGTTGGTTAGCGCTGTAACGCAAGAGTTCTTAAAGAACGGCGCAATCAGAGGAATAATTAAACAAAACTTATAGAGGTAGAATATGAGCGATTTTGCATGGACACCTGATGGAGTATCAAAAGAACAAGTCAAGTATAATACTTTAGTCTCTGACTTCGAAAACGGAGTAGAGCAAAGAAGACAGAAATGGGAATCTCCAATAAGAACATTTGAACTTAAATTCAGAGCAAGGACGCAGGCTGAATATACCGCAGTTAAAGCATTCTTTGTTACTAAGAAAGGACAAGTCTCTTCGTTTACTTGGACTAATCCTATTGACTCAACTGAATATACTGTTCGATTTAGTACAGATGTATTCGACGGAGACCTAATTGCATTTGAATTATATGACTTTGATATAACTTTTATAGAGGTTAAGTAATGCCAAGAACAACTAATGCTGAATTTAAGGACCAGAAGAACTCAGCAACTAATCAGCCTATATATTTATATACAATAGAAGACTATGATGGTGCTAGCAATGATTTATATTTTGCAGAATACGACACAGACATAGTTTATGACGGAGTAACATATACAAAGTTTCCAATATCTCATGAAACTATATCAGGTAACACGAAAGGAAATATTGATACTGTTGTAGTAAGTGTTTCTAATATAAGCAGATTAATAGAATCATATTTAGAGGATTATGATTTAAGAGGGAAGAAAGTTACAATAAAAACCGTATGGGCAAATAAATTAGCCGATGCGTCTGCTTATATGGACGATATATTTTATATTGATAAATATACAGCTAATCAGAATGCAGTCAGTTTTACATTAACAAGTAAGTTTGACTTGCTTAGTGTTCAAATACCATCAAGAAAATATTCAAGAAATTATTGTTCGTGGGTTTTCAAATCAACAGAATGCGGATATGCAGGAGGAGAAACAACATGCAGCAAAACGAAACAGCGATGCAAGGTACTAGCGAATTACACTCGGTTCGGAGGATTTCCATCCATACCGACAGGGCGCATATATGTGAGATAGTCGAAAGTCTTATTAAAAAATACCTAGGTATTCCATACAAAATTATGGGCAGAGATATGAACGGGTTAGACTGTTACGGGCTCATAATGAGCATTTATAAAGATTTAGGATATGACTTATTTGATATTAGCCAGAATTATAGTGCAGGTTGGTCGGCAGAGGGTAAGAACTTCTTTTATGAGAATTATTATAAAGAATGGGATATTGTTAAAGAGCCTGAGCCATTTGATGTTGCGCTATTTCATAACGGAATGGGTGTAGCAAATCATGGCGGAATTGTTTTGACAAACGGAAGATTAATCCAAACAGGTCAAGCCGGAACGACTGTTGTTAAATTAGATAATATAAATATTAAAAGTAGGATTGAAGGATTTTATAGATTAAGGAAGCGCAATGATAATTATTAAGCTGGTGCCGAACTTTGCTAAATATGCTGGACGAGAAAAGTGGGAGTTTCCATATAAAAACGGAAAGACTGTCAATGAGTATATTAATGGCATTGGTAAAGAATTAGATAACCCTAAAATTATTGTAAGCGGTAAAGAAATAAAAGACCTTTCATTCATACCCGACGATGGTGATGAGATAATTATTACGAATATTATTGGCGAACCTATTACTTTTACGTTCTTTTCTTATACCATAACTGTATTCTTTTTTACAGCCGAAGCAATAACTTTAGCTGTTATAATAGCTGCATTCGCTATCTATAGTTATGCTACCAGACCAAAAGCACCAGATACAAATCTAGGTGGTTCAGGGATGGATGAGGGAAGCGCAACCTACGGATGGGAAGGCGCTAGAATAACCCAAGACGTTGGAACTCCTGTTGGTGTTATTTATGGCGAACATCGAGTAGCTGGAAACATTATCAATCAATTTATATGGACAGATGGCGACAAGAATTATCTAAATATTTTAATAGCTTTATGTGAAGGTGAAATAGAAAGCATTTCGGAGATTAAGGCTAATGATAATCCTGTTGCTAATTTTGATGGCATAACCCAATATACCAGAATGGGAACAAACTCTCAAACGCTTATTGAGAATTTCGAAGATTTACATAATGTTTATACAGTATCGGCTACCCTCGCAAAGGATAACGCATATACTTATACAACGGTTGATAGCGATGTAGAAGCTTTTGAATTAAAGTTATATTTTCCAAATGGATTATATCAACAAAGTGCAAGCTCCGGTTCTACAAACGCATGGGCTATTACTTATAATGTTCAATATAAATTACATGCTGACCCAACATATACAGACTTAGGAGATACAACAGTAAGTATTAAATCAAGAACAGCGCTTAGAAGAGTATTCAGAAAAGAAGGATTAACAGCCGGACAGTACGATATTAAAATAACAAAGACTAGCGATGATAGTGACTTTTATCATACAGGAGATTTAATTTTATCTGAAGTAGACGAAATGCAAACAGATGATTTGATATATCCGAATACAGCATTATTAGGATTGAAGTTATTAGCTACTGACCAATTATCTGGGTCAACTCCAAATATAACTAGCTTAGTCAAAGGGGAGAAAGTTAATATTCCAAATATTAAAACTGTTGGTGGAACAGATGTCGATTGGGACGATTATTATTGGAATGACACTAACGAGAAGTGGAAGCTATTATCCGATGATACAGAACTTGCTTGGGATGGAACAACATATGTAGATGCTTATTCAGCAAATCCTGTTTGGTGTTTTAGAGATTTATTAGTAAATGATAGATATGGATTAGGACAATTTGTTAGCACAACCAATTTAGATGCTGCTCAATTATTAGAAATGGCTAAGTATTGTGAAGAGAAGTTAGCAGATGGTGCTGGCAGTTATGAAAAGCGCTTTAGAATGGATGTAGTCATAGATAGTAATACAAGGGCAATAGATACCTTGCTACAGTTAAGCGCTGTATTTAATGCCATGCCTTTATATTCTGGTGGAGCGCTTGGAGTAGTTATTGATAAGCCAACGTCATCTACTCAATTATTTGGTATGGGTAATATTATAAAAGATACATTTAACCAATCTTGGAAATCAATAAAAGAGATTCCAAATGTTATTGAAGTTCAGTTTTGTGATAAAGACAAGGACTATAAGATGGAAACAGTTGCTTATACTGACGATGCGGCTTTAGCAGCAGGAGACCCAGTCAGAAAGCAACAACTTAGATTATTCACAACGAAGACTAGCTATGCCATTAGAGCTGCACGTTATGCTATGAAGATTGCGAAGTATGTCAATAGGTCTATATCTTTTAAAGCAGGCATAGAAGCTATTGCTTGCCAAGCCGGAGACGTTATTAGCATGAGTCATGATATTCCACAATGGGGCTTCTCTGGTAAGGTACAAGCAAGCTCTACAACTACATTAGTTAAACTAGATAGAACAGTTACAATTGTCGGCGGAACGACATATAAGATTCAAGTTAGATTCGCAGATGATACCATAGAAGAAAGAACAATTACAGATGGAGCTGGAGATTATACAGAAGTTAATGTCTCAGTTGCTTTTAGTAACGCTCCAGAAGCATATGATAATTATGCGTTTGGTGAAAGTACAAAAGTTGTAAAAGACTTTAGAGTTGTAAGCATAAAGAAAGAAGGCAAAGACGAGGTATCTGTCATAGCAGCTGAATACAATACAAGTGTTTATGATGATACCGATGTAACAATTCCAACAAACAACTATTCTGCTTTGTTAAGAACAGTGCCTCCGGTAGAAAACCTTTCATTAACGGAAAGACTTGTTATCGGAGAAGGTGGAGATTTAAACACAACTTTAGATGTATGGTGGGAGAAGCCGTCTGGTTTAACTCATTATTTAAAACAATATGCAAAGGCTAGAGTTTACTTATCTGATGATGCGGGAGAGAGCTGGAGCTTTGTAAGAGAATGCTATGGTACAAGCGCAGAAGGAATTCATATAGCAGATGTAGGAAGCACTTATTATGTAGCTGTAACATCTGTATCGAGTGATGGCGAAGAATCAGCCTTAGGAACTGCTCCACAAGATAGCTTAACGGTATTAGGTAAAATGGTTTTACCAAGCGATGTAACCGGATGCGCTGTAAACTATGTTAATAACTCAATATTAATGACATGGACAGAAGTAACAGATTTAGATTTAAAAGGATACGAAATACGAGTAAGCTCTTTAACTGGTTCATGGTCTGGCTCA